TACATGGGTCTTAAAAACTTCCCGAAAGGATATGTTCCTTCCTCAAGCCAACGATATGCTATACCTAACATTATTAAAGGTTTCGAAGAGTGCAAGTTCGTTGTATTGCAAGGCCCAACTGGCTGTGGAAAAAGTTTTATTGCAAAAACAATTGCTAATGGTTTTAAGAAACTTCCATCAAGATTATCGAAATTAGTTTCTGACTATAGAGCGTTTGAAATTACTCGAGATAAAAGTAAATTAACTTATGAATATGCAGATGATTTTGAAAATAAAAATTACGGGACATCTATACTAACAACAACAAAAGCATTACAAGATCAATATACTCGAGACTTTGAAGACATACAACCTTTAAAAGGTAAGAGTTCTTATATTTGTAATTTTGATGATCGAAGTGTTGCGGATGTTGCACCGTGTATTTTTAGTAGTAAATTAAAAAAAGAATGCTGGGACTGTAATAGGTGTGATTACTATGAAGCGAGAAATAAATCAATTGTAGCAAAAATTAGTGTCGAAAATTATTCTAGCTTTTTTCATAAACCAGATCATTTAAAGTATAGGCAACTTATCGTATGTGATGAAGCTTCTGAATTAGAAAATATAATCGTTAGTCGGTTTAGCTGTAGTATTGATTTGGCTAAGTTAAATAGGTATGGTTTTAGTTTATTATATTCATCTAATAGGAAACGGTTTTGTAGTAATTTAATTGAATTACAAATTGAATTAGAAGGTCGGTATATTGCGTTGCTTCGAATGCTTGAGAAACATTCTGACACAATAAGTGATGCGGTAAAGAAAGAATTTAAATTCATCGCAGATTTAAAAAGAGATATATCTCTTGTTATTGATACCTGGCAACAATCAGAATATATTATTAATAAAGCTTATATTCATAATAAAAAATACATACAATTGATACCTAAAAAGATTGATGTACTAGCACAGCATTTATTTAAATATGCTGATAAAGTTCTTTTTATGTCTGCTACGTTTGTTGATTATAAACGGTTCATGAGAAATATAGGAGTACCTGAACAAGACTATAAGTATATAGACTTACCTTCATCGTTCGATCCGACCCTTTCTCCAATTATATTTGGTACATTTCAACTTTCAAAAAAGAATATCGATAGATATTTTCCTAAAGTCGTTAAGTGTGTAGAGGAAATTTTAGAAGAGCACAAAGATGAAAAAGGGCTTATTCATACACAGTCAAATGTTTTAACTTTAAAATTAAAAGAACAACTTAAAACTGACCGGGTATTATATCGTGTAAGAGGTGATAAGGATAATATTGACATTCTTACAGAACATTCTAATAGTTCCTCACCAACAGTATTAGCTAGCCCTTCATTAAATTTTGGAGTTGATCTGAAAGGTGACGCCTCAAGATTTTGTGTTATTATAAAGTGTCCATGGCCAGATTTAGGTGATATAAGAATAAAAGAGATGTCAAAAAATGATTATAAATGGTATACTAATAAAATGTTTACAACGTTCGTACAACAGTGTGGTCGGTGTACTCGAGATGAGAATGATTATAGTACAACGTATGTAATTGATGCTGGTAGTATAAGAAAATTAATACCAGAATATTCAAAATTGTTACCAAACTATTTTATAGATCGTTTTATTTAATAAATATTTATAATGAAAAACCAATATTATGGTTTTGAGCTAAAAGATATGATCAGGCAGTTTATTACTGCCTTTAATGAAATTATCATTAATAGATATAATAGAAGTAAAACAGTTGTTGATCAATTAAAGGTAGGTTTTTATTATGGCCCTAAAGAGAGAGCTCTTCACGATATAGTTAATAAAGCTCAATCATTAAAGCTTCCTACGATTGCAGTTCATTATACTTCTATAACTAGAGACCCAGATAGAGTTTTTAATAAGATTCCTGGTTTTTATTATAGTAAAGCGCCATCAGTTAGTGGTGGAGCGTTTGATTCAGATCACTTGAAAACACCTATCCCAGTTAACATAGGTATCAGTATGTCCATAATGGCAAAATTTCAAACTGATATGGATCAGATTTTAAGCAATTTTGTTCCTTATAATAACCCATATATTATTATAAGCTGGATAGTACCTACAAGCCAAAATCTAGTTAATAATCTTGAAATTAGAACTGAGGTATTATGGGATGGTAATTTAAGCTTGGACTATCCAGTTGAAGTATCTGGAACTCAACCAGCTAGAATTATTGCTAATACGAATTTTACAATGAAGGGCTGGTTATTTAAAGGTCCACCTACGGAAGATACTAAGAACATATTTACTATAGATCAAGATTTCGTACCTGTAAATACATTTGGTTATGAGTAAGTTTATAAAATACGATTCAACTTTGACTGACGTCTTAACAAGCGGCGATTTTGATAATCTCGAACTTTCTGGTCGACCGGAGTTTACAGGTGATAGTTCTGCTTTTTCTGGAACAGGTGGTGTGAGTGCTTTTAATACTGGAAATGTTTACGGTGGCGCGACTAATGCTCTTTCTGGTCAAATAACATTTGAAGGATATAATTTTGCAACATTAACAGCAGTAATGTTAAGTTGTACTAATGGGCTTCCTCTATTTACCGACAGTCCATCATTAACTAATTTTAATTTTTACAATTCAATTACTGCTGTTTCTACAAATGGTACACCATTTTCTGGCCTGTCAGCATATTATCCCGAAGTAAGTGGCTTTTTTACGAGCAATTATGTGCTAAATAACTATAATAGTATGTCTATTACATTTCCAACAGCTACAGCAACAGGTATAGTTGATATAATAGCAATTAATCCTGCAGGGTATGGAAAACTTAGTACGGACCTAGGGTCAATCGACGGTATAACAATTAATTAATTAAAATGGCAAAAGATCAAGGTACATTTGGTAGAGGGTTGCAGAAGTTTATTCAAAATAACTTACCCTATAGGTCTCCTGCGTCAATTATAGATGATGTGACTCAACAGAATCCTAAGTTTAAATCTTTCTATAAAGCAGGATCATTACGCAAAGAATTGTTAGCGCAACATTCTATTCTTGCGCCTAAAGTTCCAGAGTCAAGTCATCCAATTGGTTCCTTCTTAGCTGATAAAGCATACAATGAGTTAATGTATGCTACTCTTGATGTCGACAAGTATAGGCGAGTAAGAGATTATCGAACAATGTCGCAGTTCGCTGAAGTCGCTGATGCATTAGATGAAATCTGTGATGAGTTTTTAAATGAAGATGAGCATGGTAATATTATTAGTTTAGATTTCAGAAGTGTAGTTGATTTTGATCCATTAGTTACAAAGCAGATTAATCAAGAATTTGAAAAATTTATTAATTTGTTTGATCTTAAGGAGAATGGATGGGAGTATGTTAGATCGATGCTTGTTGATGGAGAACTTTATTTTGAAAATATTATACATGAAAAACATATTAATGAAGGAATCCTTGGTGTTCTAAATGTACCTGTACAAGCTATTGATCCGGTGTATGATAATTTTCAAAATATGCACATCAAAGCATATTTACTTAGAAAAGCTAAACATCATAAAGAAGCAGAAGAGCAGTTTAATTCTATGCAAGATAAAGATTTTATTCCATTGGAAAAGAATCAGGTTACATATGTAAATTCTGGTACGTGGAATGAAAATAAAACTTTTAGAATACCTTTTATTGAAAATGCACGTAGAGCTTATAGACAGTTATCTTTAATTGAAGACTCTATTATAATATATCGGTTGGTGAGAGCTCCAGAGCGGTTAGTATTTAATGTCGATGTTGGTAATATGAGCACTCCTAAAGCAGAAAGCTATATACGTCGCTTAATGCAAAATTATTGGAGTAAGAAAACATTTAGTTTAGATGAAAATAAAAGAGTTGATTCATTTAACCCACAATCAATGTTAGATGCTTATTGGTTTCCAAAAAGAGAAGGTAGTGCTGGTACAGAGGTTAATACCTTACCTGGTGGTCAAAATTTAGGTGAGCTACAAGATTTAAATTATTTTATTAAGAAATTATATAAGGCACTTAAAGTACCTACTAATAGAGTTGATACTGATACATCTCAATATAGTGCAGATGCAAATGTTTTACGAGAAGAATTAAAGTTTGCGAATTTTATTGTTAGACTCCAGCATCAATTTTCTACCGGCTTAAAGGATGCTTTTATTACTCATCTTAAATTAAAAAATATGTGGAAAGATTTTGAGTTAAGAGAGAATGTATTTGATTTAAATTTTACACCGCCACGAAATTATTTTGAGCTACGTAGACAGCAAATAATGGATCTTAAGCTTAATAATTTTACTAATGTTACTAGTAATGAGTCTATATCTCAGGGATATGGTCAAAAAGAGTATCTTGGATGGACAGATGAACAAATCAAAGCTAATAGACAATGGCTCAGAAAGGATGCTGCATTACAGTTTGAATTAGATCAAATTCGACAAGGTGGATCTGATTGGGCTGCTGGTACCGGTGCACCGGAGCCTGGTGTTGGTGGTGACGTGAGCGTCCCGGCCGCTGGGGCAGGTCCAGACGAGACACCTCCGCCGATGGGTCCTACGACGCCCCCAGGCACACCTCCAGCCGCTGGTGAGCCGGCCCCGCCTGGTACACCTGCCCCGGTACCGACTCCAGGCGGCGAGCCGTCTGCGTTACCAGCATAAGCGTAAAGAAACTACAAGCCTACTACCATAAATAATTATGTGGCCACTAGTACATGGACAAATGATTATTTAAATGCGGGGAGTCATTTATATTCTACATATCTTGCCAATTCAGTTGATACTTATCAAGAGCTAGCTGATAGAATTACATATGGATTAGGATATCCTACTATTAATTTAGAATTACATGGTAACCAAATCTTTACTCATATAGCTCAAGCGATAGAAATGTTTTCTAAGTTTGCTGGATATACTTTAGAGCATTTAGTTGTTGATAGTAGTAAGTACACGCTAGGTAAAGGGTTGGATCTTAGAGAATTATTTCTTATTACTAGTGAATTGTCTGGTACATACGCAAAAGACGTTTTCTCTTCCTCAGGAGAAACTACTTTAATACCAACAACTTCAAGTACAGCAGTTACTGGGAATGGTTTTCACCCTGTATATATATTTGACTGTAGCACAATTCCAACTTATCCGTCTGAATATACTTTTGTAGTAACGTTAGACGCTGATCGAGTTCATGTGGTAAAGTCTCTTGTTACATGTACATCAGCAGACGGTGGTACTGCTACTGTTGATATAACTCAATATGGTGATGTATATACGACTGCATCATCGATAGTTTCTGCTGTAAGTTCAACTGTGGCTACTAGTACTAATATTGTAAAGATTGGTGTTACATTAACTGGTAATGAATATACAACTGCATCAGTTGCTGGTACACGAACTAGTATGGAAAATGATAGTACTACCGTAAGTGCTCTTACAGGAAGAGGTTGTAATGTAGGATATTTTGACGGGCTTACTAGACAGGGTAGAAAGGTAATAGACGTTTTTAGTTATGATGAGTCGACAAGTAGTAGTTTAAACACATTATTTACAATTGAGCAAACTTTAGCGCAACAAACTTATTTTAGTTACGCAATGGGTAACTATGGGTTTGATTTAATTAGCTGGTATATATTAAAGCAGTGGTTAGAAACACGAGAGAAAATGCTCTCAACAAAACGCTATTTCAGATTTGATGATGCCAAGCAGCGCTTACTTATGATACCTGAACCTAAATCAGGTGAACAATTTTGGGGAGTATTAAGTTGTTATGTTGAAAAGCCTATTAAGGATTTAATTAAAGAGCCATGGGTGTATCAATACGCTACTGCATTAACTAAAATTACACTAGGACGAGTAAGAGGTAAATTTGGTAATGCTCAGTTATTTGGTGGTACAGCATTAGATACTTCTATCCTACAGGAAGGTCTAACAGAGAAGGAAAAATTAGAAGAAAGATTATTGAGCGGCGCCACGGCTGGGTTCGGAGATTCAGACCCTCCTATGTTCTTTGTAGGCTAATGACTATACATAAAAGAGGTAATTTTAAAAAAGGCATATATAGGCCTGCTTATAGTCAAAAGTTTCTAGGTAAAAAATATCCTGAATATAGGAGCTCTTGGGAATTACATTTTTTTAAATGGTGTGATCATAATCCAAATGTACTTGAATGGACAAGTGAGGGTGTAGTCGTACCATATACTAGTCCTATAGATTCCCGAACGCATAAGTATTATGTTGATAATACTTTAGTATTAAGAGAGAGAGATCGAAAAGTAAAATATTTGGTAGAAATTAAACCTTATAGTCAAACTCAACGACCTGTTATGAGAGGAAGAAAGAAACAAAGCACGCTATTACATGAACAAGCTACGTATGATATTAATCAATCTAAGTGGAAAGCTGCAAAACAATGGGCTGATCATCATGGTTATAACTTTTTAATTCTTACAGAAAGAGAATTATTTAACGGAAAAAGGTAATATAAACAATAAATATTTTATAGCGCTATGGCCTTTAAATTGCTAGTCGAGAAAACGGATCCAGCTGAGTTCGAATATATAGTAGAGGAGAAGAATAATAAGTCAGAATCTAGGTTGTATATAAAAGGCCCATATATGATGGCCTCTGATGTTAATAAAAATAAACGTGTATATGATTTAGATAATATGGTTGAAGAGGTTACTCGGTACTCCAAAGAAATGATTAACACAGATCGAGCAATGGGTGAATTGAATCATCCTACTACAGCTGAGGTCGATTTAGAAAGAGCATGCCATATAGTTACCGAGATGAAACAAGACGGTAACGTTTTTTATGGAAAAAGCAAAGTGCTACAGACACCTTGCGGTACTATAGTAAAGCAATTAGTATTAGACGGTGTACGGGTTGGTATGTCATCAAGAGCATTAGGTAAAATCGATCAAGAAACTGATAGTGAAATTGGTCATGTTACTGAAATGAAGTTAGTTGCTATTGATTGCGTCGCCGATCCGTCTTATTCAGATGCATTTGTTAATGGCATATTAGAATCAAAGCAATGGATTTTAAATAAGTCTGGAGAATTTGAAGAGCATTTTGATAGGTTTGAAGAGAGTTTGAAGAGGTTACCACGTACAGATGTTGATGAATATTTTAGAAATAAGTTTATTGAACTGATTCAAAACTTTTAAAAAAATGGTATGATTTACTTAAATAATTATGATGGATCAAAAACAACAGATCAAATCGTTTATCAGTAATATTATTGATAAAAATTATGCTGCTGCTAATACGGACTTACAGTCTGTAGTTGAAAGCAAAATTAAACAAAAAATCGCTAAGTCGGCGAAAAAACAACTATTTTAAATTATGAGCAAAATATCTGATTTATTAAAAGAAGTAGGTAAGGACGTCCTTACACAAGAAAGTTTAGAACAAATTGAAACTACCTTTAACGAGGCTGTTGATAAAAAGGTCGATGACCGTACTACAATAGCGACAGAGGCTGCTCTAACAGCTCAAGATGAAGAACACTCTAAAAAGTTACAAGAGCTCTTAGAAGCTATTGATAAAGATCATACAAAGAAGCTTAATAAAGTTGTAGAAGCAGTTGATCTAGATCGTGCTCGTAAGTTAAGAAATGTTGTTCGTCGTTATCGTGAATCTATTACTGAAGAGGCAACCGGTTTAAAAAATACTGTTGTTGATTCTGTTTCTGATTATCTTGACTCATATATTGCCGAGGCAATTCCAGATAAGACAATTGAAGAAGCTACTTCAAATAAGAGAGCATATTCTCTCTTAAATGATATTCGTAAGTTGCTTTCAGTTGATATGGCATTATCTACTGAGTCTATTAGAGAGGCTGTTAAAGATGGAAAAGAAACTATTATGGCATCTCAGAAACAGATTGAAGAGTTAACAACTTCTCATAATACTATGGCCGAGGAACTAGAGAGTACTAAGAAAGATCTTTATTTTGAAAAGAAGCTTACTGGTTTAGATGAGAAGAAAACAAATTTCATAAGAAAGACTTTTAAAGATAAAGACCTAGAGTTTATTAAAGAGAATTTTGAATATACAGTTCAGCTTTTTGATAAGAAAGCTCAGGAATCACTTAATCTTTTAAAGGAAGAGGCATTAAAAGACAATAAGACTAAAGATGCCAAAGTGGAAACAATTGAGGAGGAGGTTAAAAAGCCTAGCACTCCTGTTGATTTTTATGCTCAAGAGTTAAAGAGCATGAGATTATAAGTTTTAAAATATGTTGAGGTATAATTTTATTACCTGATTCTCCAATGCAAAGGAAAAATTATTATTAAAAGGAAAAATTAATATTATGAACGAAACTAAAGTACGTCCTAATACGGATTATATTGATAATAATAGAGCGGAACAATTGTTGGAGAAGTGGAGTCCAGTTTTGGACTATACCTCTGACAAAGTTTCATCTATTGAGAACCCGCATACGCGGGTGAACACCGCCATTCTTCTTGAGAACCAAGAACAATGGTGTATAAGGGAAGGTAACCAAGCAGGTGGCACTACAACAAGTGCGTTTGGTACCGGAGTGGATGGTGTTGCGCAGGGTGGTAGCGGAAGCTACGGCTCTGGTGATACCTACGCAACAAGTGATGCACGTTTACCGAAGATTCTTATACCGATGATTCGCCGTACATTCCCCGAGTTGATTACTAACGAGATCGTTGGTGTTCAGCCGATGAGTGGACCGGTTGGTCTCGCATTTGCTCTTCGCTACAAGTATTCTAGCACTGGCATTGACGGTGTTGCGCATACTGTTGGTGAAAACGGTGTTGGCCAAGGCCATCACGTTGAAGCATCTGGTACGGCTGGTACAGCTGCTAAGGGTTCAGCCAACGCACCGGCAGGTGAGTTAGGTCACAACGTTGTTGAAACTGAGTATACCGGTGTTTCTGGTACAGCCGGTCTCGACACTGGCAATACCGGAGAGTTCGGTCCTGATGGCACTGATACATCTACGATATCAACAGCATTTGCTGATGAAGGTGTTGCTACAGACGGCGTCACCAGTGCTGGATCAAGTGGCCGATGGGTCACAGGTGGTTACTCCAGGGAAGATACTGGTTTTGCTGCAGCTCTGGCAAGTTTTGAACTTGACAGTGCTAAGAATGCTGGTACTGTTGAGTTGAGCTTCGAGAAGACAGCTGTTGAGGCTGGTACTCGCAGGCTGAACGCTCGCTGGTCAGTCGAGTTAGAGCAGGATCTTAAGAATATGAATGGTATTGATGTCGACGCTGAGTTGACAAATGCTATGTCATATGAGATTCAAGCTGAAATCGATCGTGAGATGATCATTCGCATGGTTCAGGCCGCACTGAAAGGTGGCGGTGGAGTTGGTTATTCGGTTTGGCAGTCTGCGAAGGCAGATGCTCGTTGGTTAGCTGAGAGAAATCGTGATTTCTATCAGAAGTTGATCGTCGAGGCTAACAGGATGGCTGTTCGCAATCGTCGGGGTTCTGCTAACTTTGTTGTTGCTACACCTCGTGTTTGTGCTCTTCTTGAGATGCTCCCTGAGTTCTCTTGGATGACAGTTGACGGAAACGTTAACACGCAACCGGTTGGTGTTGCTAAGGTTGGTAACGTTGGTGGACGTTTTAACATCTACCGCGATACCCGCACCGAGGCGCAGAACTTAGGTACTGCGGATGAGTATTCGAAGATTGAGTATGCGTTACTTGGTTATAAAGGTCCTGAGTATTATGATACTGGTATCATATACTGTCCTTATATCCCGGTGATGGTGCAGAGGTCTATTGATCCTAATTCTTTCTATCCGAAGGTCGGTATGTTAACACGTTACGGCGTTGTTGATCACCTCTTTGGTGCTTCAAACTACTACCATGTAGTGTTTGTGAAGGGACTTGGTCAAGATATAGCCAATGCATCCACACATGTCTATTCGTAATCTTTAACAGATTATATGCAAAGAGCGTCCGAAAGGGCGCTCTTTTTTTATTGTCTAATGGTCTTAATCCACGGGATAGTTTCATCCCACATTATATCATCGATTAAGTTTATTTTATTAGCTCTAACTGGATTAATATCCCAGCCACCTCTTCGTGCATATAAACATGCAACCATTAGTTCTCGTGGGGAGAACCTATCGTACAAGCGTTTATAAATAGTTTCACATATTTCCTCATGGAAGTGGTTTTCGTCTCTAAACGAAATAATATATTCAAGTAGTTCTTTTACTCCAGGTAACCATTGTCCTTCTATATGAATAAATACATCTCCCCAATCCGGTTGTGATGTAACACGACAGTTACTTTTAAGTAATGAAGACATCACATTTAGATTATTTGGCTCTGCCATAGAGGTATACTTAGTATCAAATATAGATGGATCTTCTTTATACTTAGTAATTTCAATCTCAGACTTTTCACGCCATCCAGTTGTCAGAAAGTGCTCCAACCTTACATATTTCTTAGTTGGGATGATCGCTAAAGAGTTCGGAAGACCGTCGTATGATTCTAAGAATGGATTAGATACTCCTTTTAAATCTGTATCACAAGAAAATAATTTAACCTTTACTTCTGTTTGTAATAGCTTACTGAGATCAGCTGCAGCATGAAACTCAATACCGCTTACAACATCTTCCATCGTTTCGCCAAATTTTGTCATATTGAAACTGTTCCAATATAACTTCATAGATTTAGATTCAACAATATATTTACTATCACAAGGATACACTACTTTAGCGATAGCATTAATAGGCATCCCGTTATCCATTAAGCCTGAAACCTCATATCCGTTCCAGACATCATACCCTACAAACGGTAAATTTTTATCCTTAATTTTAAGATGTTTACGATTGCTAGATCTAGGCTCTCTTACTAAGAGCTTATCATCATATTCGGATTTATAGCTACTAGTTTTACCTAGATGCTTACTTACGTTTTGATTGTCGAGCTTTGTCATCTTCAATAATCTCTATCATACTATTATAACGTTTCTCTATGCTACCTTCAAGCACAAAAACGTTCGGATATTTCCCTAATATTAATTGTTCATATAGTTCGATAATCTTATTGCGAAAACTCTCACTTGTAGATCTCTCACCATCATGAATTAAAGAAACATCATAAGGACTAGTATAAAAGATACGATCATATTTCTTGATATATCTGTTTAGCATTTTAGAAAACATTAAATCTGTAAACTCATTAACTTTACCTTCCATTCGAAAGTATCGAGTATAAATATAACCATCTATAATACATCTATCTAAAATAGTATTCATATCTTCATTAGTAGAATATGAAAAGATATTATTTAGATGATCAACTAATATTGCGATTTGTGTATCAGTATAGTTAGCATGATCGTCATTAATCTTAAACCCATTACGTTTTAACTTACGTGTGACTTCAGGAACTATATGCCAAGTTCGATGAGTTTCCTTAAATGTTGCTTCACTATTAAAATAATTCAGTAACGTCGTTTTACCAGACGACTGAGCTCCTGTCATAGATATAAGCATACTACTTACCCCAGTTACCATTATCGACTATCTGAGCAATTTTGCAATATAAACTTGTATCTGTCCAAGCGTCAGCGATAGGTTCATTAACAGCTTCCTCACTATGTTTCTTAATGATGAGATTAATAAGTCTCTGTACTTTATCATGAATACGGAATACTAGTCCTGCTTTAGCAACTACTCGGCCATCAGGTTTAGATAGGTCTTGACCAACAGAAATATTAGACGGGCCGTAGTCGTGTTGTTTCTGAATGAATAATTTATATTCTGCTTCAAGCAAGACCTTTAACATATTACATGTCTCAGGATACTCTTGCTCTACTTCCTGTTTGATTGTATCGTAATCTTTCATTTAAAAAATTTATCCATAATTCTGAGGATGCAACGTGTAGAGCGTCTACAAAGTCAATAAACGTCTCGAAGTTGTTGTGTATCATTTTTTCAGCTACAACCTCTCCAGAGTCTAATTCTGGTATTACTTTATGTATTACACATCCTGCTCTTATATGGTTTTCACTCCAAGCCTTTTTTTGAGGATCCATACCTTTAAGCTCTGGATGCTTTGTAATTAATCCTGGATGACCGTTATAAATAGTAGACGATTTAGTAAAGTCTGGAGGTAAGATTCTAAGATAACCGTGAAGAGTAATAAGGACTTCATTCATCCATTCTTCTCTTAGTATAGAGAAACCTAATTTATCAGCCGCTTTGAGATAGTCTATTTCTTTTGGCCATTTAGGTAATGTAATTAATTTAGTATTTTCTAATCTTACTCGCTTTACGAGTTCAACATGAGTAGTTTTATCGTTTTGTTTATTAGTTACAACAAGATCAGGCCATCTGTTAATAGCTCTAGATATGTTAACTATTTCAGAACCAGTCTGACTAAAAAATGCTACCCACTTCATCGTCCAATAATACTCTTAAACATCTTTGTGTTGTATCTAATAATTTCTTTTGCGTCTTCATCAGGGTCGGCATGGATAAGATCTGCTAATAGTTGACTAGGTTTATCATTGAGACCAAGATCACCATTATAATGATACCCTAACAGGCCTGCAACTACTGGATTAGATGTATCAAGACTTCTAATATTATAGACGTTATTATTTACATACCATTTAAACTCTCTAGCAAGCGATGCCCCTAACAGGTGATGTGGTTTATTCCAGTTCCAATAGCCTTCATCAATAAGTCGTTTTACAAGATGTTGTCTTCCTGTAGTTTGTCGCCTTAATTTTTTAGGGGTTAGGAAATCGTACTGATTACTAAAACCAGTTACATCGTACATGCTAAAATCAAAACTAATAGCAATATAATCAGCATATGCTGACATAAACCTATAACACTCAACGACTTCCGTCCATGTTTTACCTTGAACAGCTCCTATTGTAGCACCTGGTAAGCCCGTATATTCATCTGTAAACTCTTTAAAATTATCCATTGTCCCTTCTGAGGATTCTAATACGTCAGGTACAATGTAATAATTCGGTTTTATCTTCTCGCACCACTCTGCATATTTTGCCGAATCAAATGCTTCCTTAAGCTCAAAAATAGAATTATCTAATAGAATTTCTCCATCTGGTCTTTTCGCTTTATATCGACCAAGAAACCAATCTCTATACTCTGGCTCCTCTTCCATTAAATGTACTAAACAATACTGATAATCATTATATTCCATCGACTCTGGAAGAAGAGTAATAGGAGACTCATGCGAGACTTTAATCATCTGAGTATTATAGCGGTTTTACTCTAAAGATCAAGTAATAAATAATTATATGGCTTTTAGCTTTGATACGTTTGTTGAAGATCAAAAACAATCTGTAGTAGATGTTGTAGATACTGTCACCCCATCTCAAATAAAACAAGTAGCTGCAGCATATAAGGAAGGGTTAAATGCTTCTCCTAAACAAGTTATTAATGAAACTCTAGAAAAGTTTACTGGAGTTGATTTAAGTCAGGGAGTTGGTCTAGATGGTGTTGGTGCTCAAGTTAAAGATTTTATAAAAGGTCAAGCTGCAGGTTTAACGATGCAATTAGAACAACAAATCTTAGGTTGTATTAATACTCAGATTAGAGATCTAATGAATAAAGTACCAGCAATAGATTTTATATTAAATTTTGAAGATAAGATAAATGGTATACTCGGTAATTTTCGTAATAAATTAGAGTTTAAGATCGATGCTGAATTAAGAAAATTAGCATATAATAAAATTAAAATTCAGCAAGTTACTTTATTTAAGCAACGTATTAGAGCACAAATTAAAGATATTTGCCCGGGTGCAGCTCCAGCTAGTGTCGCTGAAGTCCAGGATTTTAATAATAAAATTAAAGGGTTTATAGACAAAAGAAAAAGCGCTAATAAAACTGAGGATACAGAGAATACAATACCATTAGCTGACATAAACACTTCAGGCTCTGGAAAGGCCCGGTATGTAACACGTGACGAAGAACAAGGTTCTTCTAATAATTTTGTAAAAAAAATGAAACAACCGGGCGAAGCAGAAGCTTTAGCGAAAGAAAAAGCACCGGAACTCGCTGCTGTAGTTACTGATGAGGCGATCGATCAAACTAGTAAAGGGATGACTGAAGAAGAGAAAAAACAGAACAAAGAATTCGCGGCTCAAATTAATGCACAAATTGCTGCCGATCCGAATTTCAAGGGCAGTAAGACTGCTACCACGGGAAATCGAGCACTACGCGCAAATGCTGCTGCGGCCGCTGCGGAAGAAGCAGAAGGACCGGCAGGAATACCAGGATTGCTAGAAACAGAAACTACAGAAAATATAGCTGATAAACAGTGGAAGTCATATGCATATTATGTTGCAACCTTAGAAAGCTTTCCACAAGATGGTGGCTTCTATAATCAAGAAAATGTTGAGAGTGTTATGCTGGCTGCGACTCCTACCTTAATGGCTCCTCTGAGGAGTGCTGCTGAGAGAGGAGTAGATGAACTGAAAGGTGCTGCGTATAGGGAGGAAAGAAAGAAAATAGTATCTACATTAAAGGAAGGAGATTATTTATTAGGAACAACGGCCCAAGGTAACTTCACACGCAAGGGCGGCACTGGTGCCGGTCTGCGCCTTGAAAGCCCTGCGCAGCGCATTTATTGGCAGTTTAGCATTCAAGAGCGTAAAGGGAAATTTCCAGTAAATATTCATAGTTCAAAGGGAGGGTCAACTCATTTAGGTAATACATCTGGTGTTGCTAATACAAAAGCTTTAGCTAAAATGGAATATGATATACAAGAAGGGACAATAAAGTTCTTTGATTTTCTAAACAGAGATGTAGGGGTAACCAATTTTGGGTGATTTTAAATTATGAGTGTATATGTAAATGCAAATCCGGATTCTAATTTAAATCCAAAGAAAGAATATTTTGGAAACTATTTAGGTATAGTTATACAAAATAATGATCCTGATAAAGGAGGTAAAATTAAAATATGGATACCTCATATCTCTCCTACAGTATATAAAAACTGGGAAGAAACAAATGAAGATAAGTCCTTTAAATTTATTGGCAGGAATATTGATAGTGATATTACAGATATTGTAGAAGAGCTTAAAAAGATTATACCATGGGCTGAATGTGCTGCTCCTATTATAGGAAGTATTTCTCCTGGTAGATATAATGCATATGATCAAAAAGCTACCATATCAGATTCAAATAAAGCAACAAGCATATACCCAGAGTATGATACATCTCGAGGTGAAGAGCCAGGTGAATTAAAATATAAACTCAATGATGATGGTATAGGAGAAAAACCTGCTCATAAATATGAAATACATAAATTAAAAGTATCTGATGCGTTTACTGATAAAGATGAAGTTAAATTTAATAATTTAAATAAGTTTGCTTATAATTATGTACCTACGTCATATTCGAATAGTGCGAAAGGTAGCTTTAGTATTCCTAATGTAGGTGCCCATGTATGGGTATTTTTTGCTGAAGGAGATCCTAACAATCCTATTTATTTTGCTGCTACTCATGGTACAGATGAATGGAAAACTATTTTTAATAATTTTACTTCAGACGGATTAGATTATCCAGGTGCATATGAAAATATACCAAGCGAGTTAGATCCTAATTATAATCATAATACTGAGACTTATAGAAACAAATATGTTATAAACCAAAAAGGAGGCACTATAGAAATTGTTAGTACTGACAATAGAGAGATATTAAAACTTACTCATTATTCTGGCTCATTTAAAGAATTTAATAATGATGTTAATATTGAATTTGCTACAAATAATAATCAAAAGTTAGTACAAGGAGATGAATTTTTTACTATTAAGGGGTTTAAAAATGCATATGTAGGTAGAGATTATGATCAAATTATAAATGGAGATTATTATAAGAAAATTGGAAATTTAAATCAAGAATTGCAAAAAGAATGGAGAGATTTAATGGAGCCTGTTGGTGATGCGAAGCAATTATTTGAGATAAAAAGAGCTTTAACTATAATTGATGATAACGAATCAATTAAAAAGACAAGCGGTGCCCAAGAGCAGGAAAAAGTTGGTGATGGTTTTGGACCGTGTCCGTTATGTTCGGAGATTACTACTAGAGATAACATATGGGAAAATTCATATGCGTTTACTTCTGTTACTCCTAATACATACACAAGCACAGTAAGTGTTTTTGATCATAGTGCTGGAGTGGTATCTGTTAATTCTGATACTAGCAGTAAGTTAACGAATCAATTAGGCGCCCCTGGGAATTTTTTAGGTAGTGGTGAATGTCCCGTTTGTGGTGGTTCAGCCAAAAGTCCTTCTAGTTATAACGGTACGTGGGCTAAAGAAAATAAAGATGATTTAGTTATTACCTCTATACGTAGTAAAATAAAACAGTTAATTAATCTAGAGAAGAGATTAGGTCTAGGTGGTAGTGAAATTATTAATATCAGTAAACATAAAATAGAAAATATTGGTTTAATAAATAATGATTTTCCTTCTGTTCGTATAGATGAAAAAGGTAAAATAGAAAATTATGAATCAAAAGTATTTGCAAAAGGAGTTGCAACTACAAAGAAAGAATCTGCTTTAATAGAATATGTACATGTAGATGACTTCCCGGGTGGTGACTTTACACAGAATATTGGGAACAAGTGGAATGTATTAGTAGGCAGTGGTGGTGTAAGTATCAAATCATCAGGGGGTGTTGATATTGGAGGTACAATTACCAATATAGCTGGCCAACAAGTTAATATAAGCTCTGAGTATGAAATTAATATGTCATCTAAGAGAGTTAATATTGCCGCTGAAATGTTGACTTTACGCAATAAAAATAATAGACAGGTACTAGTAGATGGTAATCTAGGTGTTAATCAGAATGTTGTTATTGGTGGTGGTTTACATGTAGAGGGTGAGCTGAGTGTACATCATATTACTGCTCCTGTTGAGATTCAAGAAACAGAGCCTGTTGTAGTAAGAGGTAAAATATTATCTGGATATAAGATAGGAACAGATGCCGATGGCTCT